GGAGCACATTCTTGGCGGGCAGAAACTACCCCCCCGGGGTTTGGCGGGCAGGGCTTGGCAGGTAGGGGATGCGCGATGGATGAAACCAAGCTGCCGGATGTCGAGGTGGACACGGCGCGCGGCGGCAGCCGGGCGGTGAAGTCACCGGAGCCGCCGCCGCTGATCGACTTGAAGGCAGACGAGCGCCGGGTGTTTGATTACCTGTGCGCGCGGCTGCGTGACGCGGGCATCGAGCACCTCACCGCCGGCCTGCCCATCGCCATCATCGTGCGCACGTACTACGGCTGGCTGCAGGCCTGCGCGGAGTGCGCCCAGAAAGGGCGCTATCAGACGGCCCAGAGCGGCTGGGCAAGCGAGTCACCGTGGGCACAGGATGAGAAGCGCCTCAAGATGGAGCTGGGCCAATGGCTGCCGAAGGCGTGTCTGACCATCCCATCGTTGACGCGGGTGCGCAAGGAAGCCGGCAGCGACAGCGGCCAAGACGACCTCTTCGCGGATCTGCTCGAGGCCGCAAGGCGCGGCGCCTCACCAAGGCCCAGCTTGAACGACTGACCCCCGCCACCCTGCATGAGTGGGACGCCTACGGCCTGGCCGTGCTGAGCGGCCAGGTGGTGGTGGGCAAGTGGGTGTGGCTGGCGGTGCTGCGGCACTACGAGGATCTGCGCGACGGCGCCGAGCGCGGGCTGGTGTTCAGCCCCTACCACGCCGCGCACATCATCGATTTCATTCAGCGCTTCTTCGTCCACATCAAGGGCCCCAAGGCGGCAGAGCCGATCCTGCTGGACCCGTGGCAAAAGTTCTGGACGGCAGTTCTGTACGGCTGGCGCTGGGCTGAGACCGGCCTGCGCCGCTTCACGCGCGGCTATGAAGAGGTGGCCCGCAAGAACGGCAAAAGCACCTGGAAGGCACCGCAGGGCGCCTACCTGTTTGGCTTCGATGGTGAGGTGGGGGCCGAGGTGTACGCCGTGGCCACCACCCGTGACCAGGCCATGACGGTCTTTAACCCGGCCTTCGCCAACATCAAGCGCTGGGCGCGGCGCTCGCCGGGCATCGCGCGCAGCTTCAAGGTGTACGCGGGCATCAACCAAGAGCGGGTGATGCTCGGCACCAGCGTCTTCCGCCCGCTGCCGGCCAACGCTGACAACCTGGACGGCCTGAACCCCAGCGCCATCCTGTTCGATGAGCTGCACGCCCAGAAGGATCGCGACGTATGGGATGTGATGGAAAGCGCGCTGGGCGCCCGCAAGCAGCCGCTGCTCAGCGCCATCACCACCGCCGGCTATGTTCAAGACGGCATCTGCACCGAGGTGCGCAGCTACCTGCAGAGCGTGCTCGAGGGCAAGCGGCAGGATGATTCGCAGTTTGGCTACATCTACACCCTGGACGAGGGTGACGACCCCTTCAACGAGGCCAACTGGATCAAGGCCAACCCGGGTCTGGGCAGCGCCAAGGAACTGGGCTACATGCGCACCCAGGCGCGCAAGGCCGCCGCGCTGCCCAGTGCTGCGGTCAACTTCAAAACCAAGGATCTGAACATCTGGTGCGGCGCGGCTGACGGGTGGTTCGATCTGACGGTGTGGGACAAAGGCGGCGCGCCCTTCGATGCCCAGCAGCTGCTCGGCCGGCGCTGCTTCGGCGGGCTGGATCTGGCCAGCACGCGCGATCTGGTGGCGCTGGTGCTGCTGTTCCCGCCAGAAGATGGCGAGACCCACTGGCACCTGCTGTGCTGGTTCTGGGCGCCCCAGACCAAGATCGACACCCAGGGCAAAGACGATGCCGCGCCCTACGTGGCATGGCAGCGTGCCGGCCACCTGGTGGGCACGCCGGGTGACGTCACCGATTACGAGCCGGTCAAGGCTGAGATCCGCAACGCCTGCGAGCGCTTCCAGGTGGAGCGCCTGGGCTTCGACCGGTGGAACGCCCTGCAGATCGCCAATGACCTGATCGGCGAGGGCGTGCCGATGGTGGAGGTGCCGCAGAACACCGGCGGCATGTACCCCGGCGCCAAGCTGCTCGAGCGCCTGGTGTACGCCCGCAAGCTGCGCCACGGTGGCCAGCCCGTGCTGCGCTACTGCGCCGACAACACCGCGCTGCTTTACGACAGCAACGACAACTTCCGCCCGGACAAGCGGCGCAGCCGCGCCAACGGGCGCATTGACGGCATCGTGGCGGCCTGCATGGCGGGCTCCATGGCCATGTTCGTCGATCCCACCACGGTGATCGACGTTGACTATGAGCTGGCATGAATCGAACCGTCTATGACTTGAGCATGCTGGCGGCCCTGGGGCTGATCGGCGCCGGCACCGGCCTCACCTGGGGCCTGGGCGCTGGCCTGCTGGCCGGCGGCGTGGCGCTGGCGCTCATCACCGGCTTCGGTGCCTACATCACAGGGGGCCGCTGATGTTCACCAGCCTGATGCGCACGGAGGATGACCGCAGCCCCGGCAGTGATTTCTGGTTCAGCCCGGTGAGCCTGCGCAGCGCCAGCGGCGTGCGCGTGACCAGTGACACCGCCATGCGCCACGGCGCCGTGTATGCCAGCGTGCAGGTGCTGAGCCAGAGCATGGCCGTGCTGCCCTTCGAGCTCTACCGGCGCAGGGCCGGCGGCGGGCGCACCTTCGTGACCGATCACTGGCTCTATCGCCTCATGGCGCTGCGGCCCAACCGCTATCACTCGCCCTTCACCTGGCGCCAGATGGTGCAGGGGCACCTGGTGTTCCGTGGCAACGCCTTCAACCGCATCGTGGATGATGGCGTGGGCGGCATTGCCGAGCTGCTGCCCATGCACCCTGATCGGGTGCAGATCGAGATGCTGGATAACGGCAGCTGGCGCTACCGCCACAAGCTGCGCAACGGCAGTGATGAAGTGCTGCGCCGCGACCAGGTGTGGCACCTCAAGGCCCTGAGCGATGACGGCATCATGGGCCTGAACCCGATTGAAGTCTGCCGGGAATCGATCGGTGGCGCCATCGCTGCCGAGACCTACGCCAACCGCTTCTTCGCCAACGATGCCCGGCCCACCAGCGGCTGGGTGGAGTTCCCCGGCAAGTTCAAAGACAAGGAAGCCAAGCGCAGCTTTCGCAGCCAGCTGCAGGAGCAGCAGGCCGGCGCCAACCGGGGCAAGAGCCTGGTGCTCGATGAGGGCATGAAGTGGCACGAAGTGGGCATGACGAACGCCGATGCCCAGTTCATCGAGACCCGCAAGCTGAGCATCAGCGACATTGCCCGCATCTTCCGCATCCCGCCGCACAAGATCGGTGACCTGAGCCGCAGCACCAACAACAACATTGAGCAGCAGGGCCTGGAGTTCTGGCAAGACACCATGCTGCCGTGGACCAGCAACTGGGCCAGCTCGCTGCTGTTCGATCTGCTGGGCGAGGGCGTGGAGGATCTGGAGCCGTGCTTCGGCTTCAGCCCACTGCTGAACGCCGACAGCAAGACCCGCAGCGAATACCTGAGCCGCATGGTCACCGCCGGAATCCTCACCCGCAACGAGGCCCGCGAAATCGAGGGTTACAACCCGCTGCCCGGCCTGAGCGAGCCGCTGGTGCCCACCAATGAGCGCGAGCTCAGCGACAAGCCCACCAAGACCCTGCCGCCGCCGGCTGAAGACGACACCGAAGACGACACCGAGCCGGCCGATGCCCTGGCCGCCGCACCCGCCATCGCCCGCGCCAGCGAGCGCGCCCTGGCCCTGGCCAGCTCGGCGGCTGAGCGCGTGCTGCGCAAAGAGTTGGCCGAAGTCACCAAAGCGAAGCGGGCTGGCGGTGGCGAGGCGTTGGCGGGTGTGTACACCCGGCATGCCGAGTTTGTGGCCGAGGTGCTGGGAGTCACCCAGCAGGCCGCAGATGACTACTGCCTGGCCATGGCGGACCTGGGGCCTGACACGCTCCTGGCGAATTACGAGCAGCTCGCCCTGGCGCGCCTCACCCGGCTGGCCCTCACCGGCAGCCATGAACTGAAAGGTTGACCCCCATGGACCGCTACCACGCCATCCTCGCGGAGTGGCTCAATACCCCCTGGGCGCTGCGCCGCGAGGTGCTGCAGGCGCATGTGCGCGTGCTGGCTGCCAAGCTGGCCGGCGGTGCGCCCGCCTACCGCGCGATGGAAGATGAAGGCCCGATCAACGGCGGCGAGCGCATCAGCGCCTTCGAGGCCCGCCGCCGCGATGTGCAGGCCATGGCCGGCAACGGTGGCGGCATCGCCGTGCTGCCGCTGCACGGCACCATCGTGCAACGCGCCGGCATGATGACCGAGTGGTGCGGCGGCACCTCTACGCAGCAGTTCGGCGCCGCGCTCGATGCCGCCATGGCCGACGAGACCGTGGGCCAGATCCTCATCGATGTGGACAGCCCCGGCGGCAGCGTGTACGGGGTGCAAGAGCTGGGCGACCAGATCGCCGCCGCCCGCAAGGTGAAGCCGGTGGTGGCCAGCGTCAACAGCCTGGCGGCATCCGCCGGCTACTGGCTGGCGGCGCAGGCCGGTGAGGTTTACGTCACCCCGGGCGGCGAGGCAGGCAGCATCGGCGTGTGGATGGCCCACGAGGATTGGTCTGCCGCCATGGCCGAGCAAGGCGTGAAGGTGACGCTCATCAGCTCGGGCAAGCACAAGGTGGAGGGCAACCCCTACGAGCCCCTGAGCGAAGATGCCCGCGCCTTCCTGCAAGGCCGCACCGATGAGTATTACGCCGCCTTCACCAAGGCCGTGGCCAAGGGGCGCGGCGTGCCGATCGACGCGGTGCGCAGCGGCATGGGCCAGGGCCGTGTGCTCGGCGCCGAGGCCGCGCTGGCCGAGAAGATGGTGGACGGCATCAAGACCTTTGCCGAGGTGGTGCACCAGATGCGCCGCAACGGCGCCAAGCCGGCCGGGCGCAACGCGCTGGCCAACGCCCGCAACCAGCTGGCGCTCCAAGGGGGCTGATAGGTGGCCGACAACCTCACCGCGCTGGACGCGGCGCTGGCCACCATCATCCTGGCGGCCAAGGAGATTGCGGGGGTCAAGTACCCGCGCAGCATCCTCACCGCGCCCGATGGCAGCGACCTCACGCCGCTGACGGACGCCCAGCTGCGCGCCACGGCGGTGCCGGTGAGCGGCCCGGTGACCGATGCGCAGATGCGCGCCACCGCGCTGCCCGTGTCGGGCCCGTTGACCGATGGCCAACTGCGTGCCACGGCGGTGCCGGTCAGCGGCACCCTGGCGCTCGATGCCCCCACGCTGGCCGCACTGGAGACCATCCAGGCCAACACCGGCGGGCTGACGGATGGCGAGCTGCGCGCCACCGCGCTGCCGGTCAGCGGCCCGCTCACCGATGGCCAGCTGCGTGCCACGGCGGTGCCGGTCTCGGGCCCGGTGACCGATGCGCAGATGCGCGCCACCGCGCTGCCCGTGAGCGGCCCGCTCACCGATGCCCAACTGCGCGCCGCCGATGTGCCCACCGCGCTGCGCTCGCTGTACTACCCGGCCAGCACCGGCAACAACACCACCGCGCAGCTGGCCGCCAATGCCAAGTTCACCGGCACGATCGAGACCGTGCAGAACCTGCAGGCCGCGCAGATCCAGGTGGTGTGTGATCAGCCCTACACGCTGACGATCAACCAGTACATTGATGCCGCCGGCACCAAGCTCACCGAGAGCACCACGCTCACGCGCCTGGCCAACCAGCCGCTGTGCCAGAACGTGCTGCTGCCCGGCAACTACTTCAATGTGGTGCTCACCAACCTGGGCATTTCCGACACCACCGCGCTGCAGATTGATACCACCTTCGGCATCATGGACACGCTGCCCAAGACGCTGGGGCAGAAAGCGCGTGATGAATCCATGGCCGTCACCTTGTCGGTGGACGATCTGGAGATGCTCTCCGACATCCGCCAGGCGCTGGCCCCGCTGATGTCTGCGCGCGGCACCGATGGTGCCCTGCGCATCAACTCCCTGGGCGGCACGCTGACCACGGTCTCCACGGTCTCCACCGTCACCGCCCTGGCCAACCAGACAGCCATGGGCGGCATGCAAGCCGGCCCGCACATCCCCTCGCTGATGAACCTCGCAGCGCAGGCCAACATTGCCAACATGATCGGGTAGACCCATGGCCACCCAAAACAACAAGCCTGTACTGCACCGCAAGGAATGGCAGTTCATGACGCCCGCGCCCGTGGCCTCTGCGGCGGCCATGTTCGTGGTGTTCGATCAGAACGATGTGGCCAACCTGGCGCTGTACATCACCAGCAACACCTCGGCCTACCTGTACCACCACGATGAAGATGCCTGGGTGCAGATCGCCAGCCCCGCGCTGTCCGGCACCTTTGGCGCGGGTGCCTGCGGCACCTCATCGCGGTGGAGCAACACCGTCACCGCCAACGGCGGCAGCACCACCACGGCCACCACCACCGCCGCCATCACCGGCATCTGCATCGGCCGCACCGTGCGGTTCCTCACCGGCGCCAACGCGGGGGTAGAGGCCACCATCACCGGCGCCATCATCGTGCCCGGCGGCACCAGCACCATCCAGTTCGCCGCCCTCGGCGCGGCGGTGGCCAATACGGATACCTTCATTGTCTCGGTCAGCACCTTCTACGTGCTGGGTGCCGGCACCCTGGCGGCGAGCAGCTTCCGCAGCTATGACGTACTGACTGCCACCTGGACCAGCCTGACCATCACCGGCCTGCCCGCCACCTGGGGCACCGATGGGGTGATGTGCTGCACCGCCGGCATCAGCCAGTTCGCCACCGGCACCGCCACCTCGGGCACATCCACCACGCTCACCAACTCGGCCAAGGCCTGGGCCACGAACCAGTGGTGCAACTCGCAGGTGCGCATCACCGCCGGCACCGGCATCGGGCAGATCCGCACCATCGCCACCAACACCGGCACGGTGCTGACCGTCAGCGCCGCATGGACGGTGACGCCGGATGCCACCAGCGTCTACGCCATCGAGAGCAACCAGGACCACATCTACCTGGTGGGCAACAACGCGGTCACCATGTACCGCTACAGCCGCAGCGCCAACACCTGGACCACGCTGGCCCCCACCACCGCCCGCGCAGCTGCCGCTGCTGCCGGCGCATCGCTGAACTGGGTGGGCAAGACCGGTGACGCCAACTGGGCGCTGGAGGCTGACATCAAGGATGGCCGGTACCTCTACAGCGTGCGCGGCGGCGCATCCACCGTGATTGACCGTTACGACATCGCGGGCGGCACCGCCGGTGCCGGCGCCTGGCTGGCCCTGGCCTACCCCGGCGCCACCGAGACCTTCACCACCGGCTCATCGGCCGACTGGTCGGGCCGCTACATCTACATCCGCAAAGACGCCACCAACCGCTTCTTCAAGTTCAGCGTGCGGGGCAACTACATGGAAGCCCTGGCCACCAACCTCTACGCAGACGGCGCCGCCGTGCTGGGCTGCAAGATCTGGGTGAAGGACTATGACGGCACCGACACCCTGAAGTGGCTCTACAGCCTGCGCAACACCGGCACCGAGCTGCACCGGCTGCCCCTGTTCTGAGGCGAGCGCGCATGTACACCACCCTGCTCATCCTCCTGCTGGCGCCGCGCCCCGCGCCGCCGGTGGATTACGACAACCTGCCGGCGCGGCAGCAGTTCGGCCAGGCGGCGGCGCGTGGCCGGGCCTGGGTGGAGGTGCAGCGCGAGCGGCATGCCACCGTGCTGGCGGCGGCGCGCGGCCGGGCCTTTGCCCAGGCGGCGCGGGCGCGGGCCTTTGCCCTGCAGGCGCGTGAGCGCGGCTGGATTGCGGAAGACCTGACATGAGCCTCCCCCTCACCAAGCGCAGCTTCGACAGCCTGCCGTACACCGTGGACTTCGCCCCCCTGTTGGAGGTGGGCGAGAGCCTGGCCAGCGTGGCGGCGGTGGTGATCGAGCCGGCCACCACGCCCGCGCTCACTGCCGGCACGCCGGTGGTGCAGGGTGATGGGCATACCGTGGGCTTCGTGCTCAGCGCCGGCAAGCCCACCACCACCTACACCCTGCGTCTGCGCGGCACGCTGGCCGCAGCGGCCGGGCAGGTAGAGGCCACGGTGGCGCTCTTTGTCACTGACAACATCATCACCACTTGAGAGCGAAGGCCCCACGCATGCGCTACTACGCCCCCACCGCCTTTCGATCTGGCGGGGTTGACTACCCGCAGGGCTGGCTGGATCTGCCCGCCAGCAAGGGCGACCCCCTGGTGGCCACCGGCCAGCTGTACCTCGAGGTGCCCGATGGCGGCAGCCAATCCGTGCCCAGCGGCGCGGCGGTGCTGTATGGCCTCTACGCCAACCGCCCGGCAGCCGGCCCGGCCTATCAGAACAAGCTGTACATCTGCACCGACAGGCGCGGCGGCGCGCCGGCCTTCTGCGATGCGGCCAGCTGGGTCAGCTTCGCGGTGCCAGACCGGCCCAAGAGCGAGGTGACCGCATCGCGTGCCCTCACCGCTGCGGATGATGGCGTGCTGCTGCTCGGCAACTCGGCCAGCACCATCACCCTCACGCTGCCGGCCGGCCTGCCGGTGGGCTTCCAGTGCCGGGTCACCCAGATCGGCGCGGGCAAATGCACCATCGCCGCCAGCGGCGCCACGGTGAACGCGCAATCCAGCAAGTTCAGCACGGCAGCGCAGCACGCCACCATCGAGGTGCTGCCGGTGGTGGCCGCTGATTCGTACACCGTCACCGGCCAATCCGGCCTCTGATCATGCCCATCGCCGGCTACACCCCGCCACTGGTTGCCGCCAACGGCAAGCCGTGGAACTTCATCATCATCAATGGGGATGACTGGTATCGGGACACGCTGCGGGCCATGCCCAAGTTCCAGCTCAACTACGCGGCGCGCGGCACCTACTACCCGTGCGCCAGCGTCAATACGCCGCTGTGCTTCCCCGGCCGCGCCGCCACCTACACCGGCTGGCGCGTGGAGCGGCACGATGCGGTGGACAACGGCAGCGGCACCCGCTACGTGGCCAGCGGCGCGCTGGCCAACACCATCCCCGTGGTGTTGGAGCGCGCAGGCTACTGGAACGGCTTTGTGGGCAAGATCTACAACGGCCTGGGCGAGGGCGGCGGCGGCGGCTGGGGCGCCCTGCCGTGGAAGCACCCTGGCGTGCACTACATGGCCGGCCAATGGGGCGCGCCAAATTACTTCGACTGGGAAGAGCTGCAGGCAGACGGCACCATCCGCATGACCCACGGCACCGCAGACACCAACGCCGCCGGCACTGACTATGCGGTGGATGTGGAGCGCCTGCGGTGTGTGGAGTTCTTCGACAGCGTTCCCACCGGCCGCCCCTGGTGCCTGATCTTGGCCACCAAGGGCACCCACCAAGACAGTGGCGGCGTGGCCATCCCGCCCGCCCGCTACGCCAGCGCCACGGTGACGCTCACTGAGGATGCCAGCTTCGGCCTGGACCTCACCACCGTGGGCCACGGCTCCTGGAGCCAGGCCGCGGCCACGGTGCCGTGGGATGCGGCGGCAGTGACAGCCGCCCGCCTGGGCCACACGGAATCGTTGCGCACCGCGCTGGCCGTTGACGATTGCATTGACACCCTGCGCACGGAGCTGATTGCCCGCAGCTGGGACCAGAACACCATCCTGATCATCAAGTGCGACAACGCGCACTCGGGCGGTGAGGGCTGCTTCGACGCCAAGGGCGTGCCGCACCAGAGCGCCACCGATTCGGTGATGTGGGTCTACGTGCCCGGCGTGCCCGGCGGCACCTGCCGCGCGCCGGTGAGTGATATTGATGTGGCGCCGTTCGTGTACGAGATGGCCGGCACCGCGCCGCCCATCGCCTGCCACGGCATGAGCTTCTACCCCACGCTGTTCGACAAGGGCCACCCGCACCGCCTGGCCGCGCCGATCAGCAACCCCGAGAAAGACAGCCCGGTGTTCTCAGCCATTCAGTTCGGCGGCAACCCCGGCCGCATGTACTACCGCATCTTGCCCGCCAGCACCAAGGGTGCCAACCAGGTGGGCGGCTATGTGGATGCCAGCCAGACCAAGAACGTGATCACCCCAGGTGATGCGCAGATCCTGGCCGCCATCGAGAACGCCCGCAGCTAGACCCGTTTCAACCCGCGCCCATCGGCGCACCGCCCCAACAGGCACCCCACGGTGCCACCCCCTACGGCCCGCCCGGCTCACTGCTCGGCGGGCTTCGTCGTTTCTGGACCTCTGAAGAAGGAACCCATCATGAACATCCGTGCACTCAAGGCCAAGCTGGCCACCGTCCTGGGCCAGGCCCGGGGCATCACCGACAAGGCCGCAGCCGAAGGCCGCGACACCCTCAGCGCCGAAGAGCAATCTGCGTTCGACGGCCACATGGCCGCCAGCCAGCAGCTGCGCGCGCAGATCACCAACCTGGAGGCCCTGGCCGATGCCGAGGCCGGCATGGGCACCGCGCTCGATCTGGGCCAGCAAGCCCAGGTCACCGGCACCAAGACCAATGTGGCCGACGACCCCAAGCGCGGCTTCAAGAGCTTTGGTGAATACGCCAAGGCCGTGCGCGCCGGTGCCGGTGGCCGCCCGGATGAGCGCCTGCTCATCGGCGCTGCCGCCCCCACCACCTTCAGCAATGAGAGCTCGGGCGGTGACGGTGGCTTTGCCATCCCCCCGGAGTACAGCCGCGAGGTGTGGAACCTGAGCCTGATGGAGGATTCGCTCATCCCCATGACGGACAACACGCCCATTCAGGGCAACAGCATGGTGTTCCCGCAAGACGAGACCACCCCCTGGGGCACCGATGGCGTGCGCGCCTACTGGTCTGCGGAGGCGGCTGCCGCCACGCAAACCAAGGTGAAGATGGGTGTGGCCAGCCTGCGGCTGAACAAGCTGATGGCGCTCATGCCCATCACCGACGAGCTGACCGAAGACGCCTCGGCACTCGGCGCCTACCTGCTGGACAAGGGCGCCACCAGCATCCGCTGGAAGGCGAACGAGGCCATCTTCCAGGGCACCGGCGCGGGCCAACCCCAGGGCCTGATGAATTCCGCCGCCATGGTGGAAGTGGCCAAGGAAGCTGGCCAGGCCGCCAGCACGCTGGACCCGAAGAACCTGGCCAAGATGATTGCCCGCCTGCCGCCCGGCAGCTACGGCAAGAGCGTGTGGGTCATCGGGCCGGATTCGCTGCCCGCCCTGTTCACCCTGAGCCTGGGCAATTACCCGATCTACCTGCCGCAGGGCGGTGGTGTGCCGGCGCTGCAGGGCTCGCCCTATGGCTCCCTGCTGGGCCGGCCGGTGATGGTCAGCCAGCACGCCGAGGCCTTCAGCTCGGCGGGCGATGTGCAGCTGCACGACCTGAGCTACTACCGCACCATCACCAAGGCCGGCGGCATCGAGACGGCCACCAGCATGCACCTGTTCTTCGACGCGGGCGCCACGGCCTTCCGCGTCACCTTCCGCATGGACGGTGCGCCCAAGCTCAAGGCTGCCATCAGCCAGGCCAAGGGCAGCAACACGCTCAGCCCGTTCGTGCGCCTGGGCGCCCGCTGATCTGAGCCCCCCAGCGGCCCGGCACGGCGCCGGGCTGCTACTCCCCCCATTCCCCTGAAAGGATCGAATCGTGAACACCAACGCCAAGCCCTCGGAGATTGTGGCCCTGCTGCAATCCCACTCGCCGCAGTCCCAAGCTGCATCGACCGTCAACACCAACTGCATCGACGTGTCGAAGTTCCACACCATCATGGCCGTGCTGCAAACCGGCACGCTGGGTGCCAGCGCCACGGTGGATTTCTCGCTGCAGCAGGCCACTGACACCTCCGCCACCGGGGTGAAGAACATCGCCGGCAAGGCCCTGACGCAGATCGTCAAAGCCTCGGGCGATGACAAGCAGGCCATCATCAACCTGCGTGTGTCGGATCTGGATGTGGAAGGCGGTTTCGACTGCGTTCGCATGAAGATCATCGTGGGCACCGCCGCCTCGCTTGTCTCTGCCCAGCTGTACGGCATCGGCCCGCGCATGGCCCCGGCCTCGGACAGCAACCCGGCCACCGTGGTCCAGGTGGTCTAAGGCCACCCGCCGGGCGGCATTGCTGCCCGGCCCCCATTCCAACAACTGAGCCGCCGCCATGAGCTACACGCTGACCACCGCGCCCAGCGCGGAGCCCCTGACCCTGGCCGAGGTGAAGACCTTTTGCCAGGTGGAGGCGGATGTGACGGCTGATGACGAGCTCATTGCCAACGTGCTCATCCCCGCCGCCCGCCAGGCCTGCGAGCACCTCACCGGCCGCGCGCTCATCACCCAGCAGTGGCGCCGCACGCTGGACAGCTTCGGCTGCGGCCCCATCGATCTGGAGCACGCGCCCCTGGCCAGCGTGGAGAGCGTGCAGTACCTGGACAGCGCGGGCGCCTGGCAGACGGCTGATGCCGCGCTGTACACGGTGGACACCGCCAGCCAACCCGGCCGCGTGGCCTTGGCCTTCGGGCAGGTGTGGCCGCAGGTGCAATACCAGATCGCCAGCGTGCGCATCAACTACACGGCGGGCTACGGTGCAGCCGGCTCGGCCGTGCCAGAGAGCCTCAAGCACTGGATGCTGATGCGAATCCGCGGCATGTACGAACTGCGCGGCGAGAGCGTGGAGGTGATGCGCGGCCAGCTCGCCAAGCCCGGCTTTGTGGACGGCCTGCTGGACGCCTACCGCGTGGTGGGGCACTGAGCCATGCGCTGCCACAACCTGCCGCACCAGATCACCCTGCAGACGCGGGGCAGCACGGTGGACGGCCACGGCCAGACGGTGGAGAGCTGGGCGGATACCCGCACCTGCCGCGCCAAGTGCGAGCCGCTCACCGGCCGCGAGTGGTTCGCTGCCGGCCAGCTGCAGGGCAGCATCAGCCTGCGCGTGACCATCCGCTACTTCGCCGGCATCACCAGCGGCATGCGCGTGGTGTGGCGCGGTGACCCTTACGAAATCATCAGCGTGCTCGAGCCCGATGCCGGCCTGGAGTGGCTGGAGCTCATGTGTGCCAGCGGGGTGCGTGATGCCCGCTGAAGTTCAGATTACCAAAAGCGCGGCGGGCATTGGCGCCACCGTGCAGGGCCTGCCCGACCTGCGCGCCGCGCTGCGGGGCATCGTGCCCAAGCTGCGGCGCCGTGCGCTGCGCAACGCGCTGGCGGCCGGTGCGCGTGTGGTGCGTGATGCTGCCCGCGCTGCCGCGCCGGTGCTGAACACCTCAGCGCGCAGCGCGCCCTACCGCAAGGCGGGCACCGTGCGTGGCGCCATCACCGTGCGCACCAGCAAGCAGGCGCGCAGGCGGGGCGATGTGGGTGTGTTCGTCAACGTGCGCCCGGCCAAGGGCCCGGCGCGTGGGGCGCGCAGCACCCGCGACCCGTTCTATTGGCGGTTCCTGGAGTTCGGCACGGCCAAGATGGCGGCGCGTTCCTTCCTGCAGCCGGCCGGCGCCAAGCTGGCCCAGGCGCTGGCCGTGTTCCTGCAGAAGATCGGCCCCCAGATCCAGAAGCTGAACGGCGGAAGGGATGTGCAGCTGTGAGCGTTGAAACCGACTTTCGCGCCGCGCTGGCCGCGCATGCCGCGCTCACCACCCTGGTGGGCACGCGCATTTCAGAGAACGCGGTGCCGCCCGGCGTGGCGCTGCCCTACGTGGTGTTCACCACCACCCACACCCGTGACGGCGTGCTCTACGGCGCCGACACGATGGACTCTGCCCAGATCACCGTGGAGTGCTGGGACAAGACAGCCGCCGGCGCACTGGCCGTGGCCGTGCAGGTAGAGGCGGCCATCACCGCCCACGAAACCGCCACGCCCAGCCTCGCCGCGTGGAAGAGCAGCCAGCTCGGCGGCTATGACGGCGAGCTCGATCTGGATGCCTACGTGCTCACCTTCGAGTGGGTGGCCCAGTAGCCGCCCCGCCAACCGTTCCCCCATCCCAGCCGGCCCGCACGCCGGCTTTTTTTTTGCCCTGAAAGGAAACCACCATGACTTACGTCATCGGCCGTGGCGTGCGTGTCGAAATCGGCACCACCGAAGGCTCTGCCAAAACCGTCACCGCTGTGAGCAAGGCCAACCCTGGCGATGCCACCAGCACCGCCCACGGCCTGCTCACCAAGAGCGTGGGCTACTTCGACACCGTGACCGGCATGGACGAGCTGCTGGGCCAGGCCATCCGCCTGGGCACGGTGGCCGCCAACACCTTCAACCTGGAGGGGCTGGACACCACCAACTACGGCACGTTCACGGCCGGCACCTTCACGCCGGTCTCGGCCTTCACCACCATCACCCCGGCCACCGAATACCAGGTGGGCGGCGGTGACGCGGATTTCATCGACACCTCGGTGCTGCTGGACAACATCAAGCAGCAGGAGGTGGGCCCGCTGAACGCGCAGACGGTGACGATCGCCATCAAGAAAGAGACCGTCAACGGCGCCGGCATGGCCGCTGTGGTGGCCGCTGCCCGCGCGGGGCTGGACAAGGTGTTCCGCATCACGCTGAAGGACGGCTCGGTGCGTGTCTTCCGCGGCGCGCCCAGCATCCCCAATGAGAACGTGAGCGTGGGCGGCGTGGGCACCGGCGGCTTCACCGTCACCGTGAAGCGCTTCTTGCAAGAGGGCGCAGCCTGATGAGCCCAGCAGAGCGGTTGATCAGCCAGCTGCGCGCCGCGCGGCTGAGCTGGTTTGCCATCGAGGGCACCGGCCAGCGCGTGCAGATCCTGCGGCCCACCGAGGTGGAGATGATCACCGAGCGTGGCCGCACCGCACTGGAGGCGGCCACCGCCCAGGTGGTGGGGTGGGACGGCTTCACCGAGGCCGATCTGCTGGGCCCCGAGCTGGGCAGTGACCAGGTGGCCGACTTTGACCCCGCCCTGTGGGCCGCCTACGTGGCTGACCGCGCGGAGCTGACGGCAGCCGTGGCCATGGAGGTGCGCCGCATCCAGGCGGACTACCTGCAGCGCCGCCAGGAGCAGGCAAAAAACTGAGGGCCCTGCTGGACGCCGCGCAGGCCGGCATCCAGTACGAGGGCGAGGCACCGCCTGAACTGACGGCAGAGCAAGCCATCGCGCGCCGCGTGTGGGCCGCGCTGGCCAACGGCAGCGGCGGCATGGATTGGGCCGGCCTGCCCCTGGTGGCCGCCTGGCTGGGCGTGGCCGATGTGGACACCCTGATGCACCACCTGAGCGTGATCAACGCATGGCGCCCGCCGCAACGCGGCGCGGCAGAACTGGAAGGCTGACATGGCACTGGCCACCCTATCGATCGACCTCGAGGCCCGGCTGGCCAAGCTCCAGGAGGGCATGGATAAGGCCGAGCGCATCGCGGCCAAGACGGCGGCAGGCATTGAGGCGCGCTGGGGCAAGCTCAGCTCGCTGGCCAGCGGCCTGGGCGTGGGCATTGTCAGCGGCTTCAGCACGGCGGCCATCACGGCCTTCACCCGCGCCACGGTGGATTCGCTGGATGCGCTGAACGATGTGTCAGACGCCACCGGCGCCACGGTAGAGAACCTGAGCGCGCTCGAGGATGTGGCCCGCCGCAACGGCGGCACGCTGGACGATGTGGCAGGCATCCTGGTGAAGTTCAATGCCGGCCTGAAAGAGGCGGACGGCAAAAACGGGGTCAGCCTGGCGCTCAAGACCATCGGCCTGAACACCGCCGAGCTGAAGAAGCTGGACCCCGCCGAGGCCTTGCGCCAGGTGGCAGTGGCGCTCTCGATCTACGCGGACGATGGCAACAAGGCCCGGATTGTTCAGGATTTGTTCGGCAAGAGCATCAGAGAGGCCGGGCCGTACCTGAAGGATCTGGCCGAGCAGGGGCGGCTGAACGCCACGGTGACCAGCGAGCAGGCGCGTGAGGCTGAGCGGCTGAACAAGGCGCTGTTCGCCTTCCAGACCAACATTGCCAACATCGTGCGCGGCGTGGCTGGTGATCTGATCCCGGCGCTCAACGACATGCTGGTGCTGTTCCGCGAGCTGAACAACGGCCCCGGCATCCTGGCTGCCACCGCCGAGTTCTTCAAGGGCAACGAGTTCAAGAGCGCCCAGGAGGGGCTGGATTTCTACAGCAAGCAGCTGAACGATGTGGATGCCACGCTGGGCCGCATCCGCCGGGGCGAGGAAAGCGGCAACGGGCTCTATGGCTCCAACCGCGTGAAGAACCTGGAAGAGCAGCGCAAGAAGCTGGATGCATTCGTCACCGCCTACCGCAACGCGGCCAACGCCACCGGCGCAGGCGCGGGGCGCGGCTCGGTGAACCCGGGCGGCCAGGCGGCTCCGGCCTTGCCGGATCTGGGTGGCGGTGGCGGCACCAGCCCCAAGCTGGGCGCCATCCGCGACTCGCTGGCCCAGTACAAGGCCGATTTTCTGCGCACCGAGAAAGCGGTTTACACCGAGAGCGAGCGGGCGGCCATTGAATCGTTTGGCGCCATCCTGGACGCGAAAGAGCAATACAAGGCGGACTTTCTCAAGAGCGAGAAGGATGCCTATGAGACCGTGGCCACCTACTCGGAGAAGACGGTGGACACCATCACCGACTTCGCCAAGCGCGGCCAGGAGCGCCTGCAGGATGCCCTGGGCGACACGCTGTTCCAGGCGCTCTCGGGCAACTTCGACGACATCGGCAAGGCCTTCGGGAACTTGATCAAGCGGATGATCGCCGAGAGCCTGGCGGCGGACATCATGGGCGCGCTGTTCGGCGGCGCCAAGGGTGGCAGCAGCGGCAGCAACATCCTGGGCACGGTGCTGGCGTTCTTCGGCGGCGGCCGCGCCAGCGGTGGCCCCACCTCGCCGGGCAAGATGTACGAGGTGAACGAGCAGGGCACGCCCGAGCTGCTGGAGTACGGTGGCCGCGAGTTTCTGCTGAGCGGCAAGCGCAGCGGCTATGTGCGCCCGCTCACGGCGGGCGGCGCGGGCGGGGCCGGCACGGTGATCAGCAACGACACCTACAACATCGGCCAGGGCGTGAGCGCCGGGCAGGTGGCGGCGGCCATCAAGGCGGCCAACGCCAACCTGGAGGCGCGCATCTACCGCCGCCTGCGTGAAGGAGCCCCAGCATGACCACCTACACCTGGCCCAGCGCGTGGCAGCCGCGGCGCTTCCGCATGCAGGTGATGGCCAACGAACGCGCCTTCACGGGCTACTACAGTGGGCAAAGCCAGGCGCTGGATCTGCTTGGCGAGTTCTGGACTTGCCAGATGGAGATGCCACCATCTCGTGATGAGGGCAAGGGCGCGGACATGGAGGCGTTCTTCGAGCGCCTGCATGGCCGCGTGAACCTGGTGAGCCTGTGGAACCTGGCCCGGCCGGCACCGCGCGGCACCATGCGCGGCACGCCCACGCTCAATGCCAGCGTGGCCCAGCTGGCGGACACGGTGGCCATCAGCAGCACCGCAGGCGCCACCCTCAAGGCGGGCGACATGATCGGCCTGGGCGGGCAGGTGAGCCGGGTGATGGCGGACTACACCGCCAACGGCAGCGGCCTCTTCAGCGCGGTGGAAATCTGGCCCCGCGCCCGCACCGCCATGAGCGGCGGCGCGGCGGTGACCTGGGACAAGCCGACCATTGACTTCCGCCTGACCGATGGGCAGGGCGTGCCCATCGATTGGGAGGTGGGCAAGGTGTTTCAGGGCCCGCTGGTTTCTCTTTCGGAGGCGTGACGCATGCGCACCCTGAGCAGTGACGGCCAGACAGCCGTGGCCGCAGGTGCGCTCGCGCCGGTGCTGCTGGCCGAGTTCGATCTGGATGGCGGCATGCTGGCCCTGAACGGCACGCGGCTGGATCTGGTGATCAACGGCACCACCTACCTGGGCACCTGGGGCCTGGGGCAGGTGAGCGCGGTGGTCAATACGGCCGGGGACATGCCCAAGCTGCAATTCACGCTCAGCGGCGTGCCCAGCGACAAAGTGTCATTCGCCCGCACCGAGAACGTGCGCGGCCGGGAGGTGCGCCTGCGCACCGCCATCTACAGCCTGGCCACCAAGACCTTCACCGATGTGGTGACCCGCTACGCCGGCTGGCTGGATGTGCTGAGCATTGCGGATGGCAAAGAGGGGGCGGCCATCAGCGTGACCAGCGAGAGCTGCACGCGCGATCTGCTGCGCCCCAGCGGCGTGCTCTACACGCACGAAGACCAGCAGGCCACCGCGCCGGGCGACCTCTTCTTTCAGCACCAGAACGCGCAGGTTGAGCGGCGGATCGTGTTCCCCGCTCAGAGCTGGTTCGTCAAGCACAAGTAAGCCGCGATGCAACGCTTCAAAGACTGGCCCAGCCGCCTGCAGGCCCTGCTGGATGCGGCGCAGGCGCGCCCGTTCGAGTGGGGTGTGCATGACTGCTGCCTGTGGGC